TGAATTCCAGATGATGTGCCTAAAGCTAAAGAAGTTGTTCCTGCAGGTTTTACTGTTGTTGTTCTTGCTGCTCTATTTATTCCAATTAGTTTTGCTACTCTAGTATTTTCTCTTTTAACTAAACTTGCAGCTTTTTTCATATCATATTTTAATACTTTACCTGAACCGATACCTGTCATTGATACTCCTATCAATGCATCCTTCTCTGTGGTTTCTTGCCATATTTCTCTTAAATAATGAAATGCGGTGTACCCAGCTTGTAGTGTTCCAATAAATGCTGCTGCTTTTACACGGTCATTTAAATCTTCTTGTGATTCAATATTAGATACATTAACTTCACATAAATTACAGAATTGATAAGGTCGAAGAGCAATTTCACAACAAGGATTAGTTCCCCAATCTTTATCATTATTTAGATAAATTCCGGGTTCTCCTGCTCCTGAAAGTTCTACACGTTTCCATAAATCCATAAAGAACTTCTTTGTTATTTTATGTCTCATTAAACAGGCAGAATTATTTGCTCTACCTCTTTGTGCATTTAATTCCCACCATTTACCTGTTTTACAAGATATCATAGAATCATCATCTGCACTAAACAAACTAATTAATGCAGCTCTACGAATACCACCCGCCAATACTGCATCTGCTATATAGCAAACAATATCATGAACCTCTAATGTTGTTAATTGTTCTCCATTTTCTTTATGGTATAAAATACCTTCTATTTTAACCAAACATTCCTTAAGTGGTTGTGGTCCTGGAGCTTTACCTCCTGAGGTTATTAATCTAGCACCTTTTGGTCTAATGTCTGAATAATCGAATTCAATTCTACTTCCGCCACCATTCATATAAGATTTCATAAGAACTTTAATTGAATCAGCCCATCCTTCAATTGAATCTCCAACTAGAAATCTCTTTTTTCTTTTTGGGTAGGGGTGTTGTATTGGTGGTAATTTAGCTACATGATGTTTTTGAACAGAGTATCCTACTCCCGTCCCTCCTAATAATAAAAACATTGTTTCACTAAATGAATCAATATGGTCAACCGGTAAATATGCACAATTATATATTCTATTTGGAGATATTTCAATTGGTTTTCCTCCAAATTGCATACTTCTCATTGATGGAAGTACTTTTTTATCGTACACCATTTTATATTTTTCTTCAATCTCCTCCTTAATATGAGGATATTTTTTCATATGCATATTTTTATTCCTAGTTACTAATTCTTCCCAAGTCTCTCTTCTATTTAATTGTGCAATATATTTTGCATATTTCATATAAACAGTTATATCCGATAGAATCTTATTCGATACTTCCATATTTTTATTTTTATTAATTATTTTTATTTATTACTTGTTGCCTTCTTTGTAGAGCTTGAGCAACCCTTTCTCTATTTCTATCGGTTTTTTCTTTCTCAAAACCTAGGAATGTTTGTGTAGTTTCTGTATCTATTTCTAACGTACTATTATCAAATTTGCAATTTTCAAAAATAATACCGTCTTTACCTAATCTAGATTTTACTATGGCTATGGTAGCGAGTCCCATTTCTTTTTGTTGCAATGTTTTTGCCACTGATATTATTACATGTCCTACTTGTGCCTTTTTAATAGACCCTCCCATCATATCAGTTGTTACTACATCCGAAGATATAGAAGTTCTGTTTCCTTGGGTCGCTGTCCATCCTACTAAATTTAATTCGTTACACATTGCTTCAAATTTTCTCATAGTAGAACCTTCACCTTTCCATTCATCATCAAAATGACGGTCCGTTAATATACAATCAATATAATCTATTAATACAATATCTAATTTATTTCCTTCAGATATTATTTTTCTTATCTGATTTTTAATTTGTAACATGGTCATTTGGTCAGATGGTAATTTTTTTAATATTAACTTGCCACCAGTTTTTTTCATTTCATCAGCTTTATCCAATACTGTTTCCTTATGATTACTTAATTCATCATTAGGGATACCAGTCCAACATGTAAAATGTTTTCTTTGGATTATCTTTGGGTTATCTTCAAAAAATATTTGTAAGACATTATATCCCATATTAAATACAGTATTTGCGAAACGAGTTAACATTGTAGTTTTTCCTACCCCTGTAGGGGCTAATACAACACCAATCTCTCCTTTTGCTAGTCCACCATTTAAAATATTATCTAAACCATCTATTCCTGTCGGTAGAGGGTGTCTATAATCCTCTTCAAGTAATTTTTCAAGTTCAGTAAAAATCTCAAAACTACCTATATCTCCATCCCCAATCTTAATAGCGTCACGAATATACTCCTCACATTTATCATAACTTTCAAAATCACCTTTTTCCATTATCGTTTCCACCTTTCGGATTGCCTTTTTTAACTCTTGTTGTTTACAAAATTTAATAGATTTTTCTTTAATAAATAAATGGTCTTCAAAAGAAACTTCTTTAATATCTTTTAACATATCAAATATATTTTTTCTAGCCATTTCTGAACTAATTTCTATTCTAGTAAGTTGGTCTAAAGCATCAAATGACGGTGCTATTTGATATTTTTCATAATATTCTTTAATTAGTTGCATTACTAATCGAAAATACTGGTTATCAAAATATTTAGGTAATATTGCATCAATTATTGATTGAAAAAATGTATTATCTGTTATTATTAAATTTAATAGTTTAAGTTGGAAATTATATCCTAGGTAACCAAAATTTTTATTGTCTCTCATATCTTAATTTCTTTTATAATAAATACATTAGTGGTTGACAATTAAATCATAATCTTGGTAGTTTGTAACAATTTTTTTCTGTGACAGTACTTGGGTTAGCTCTCTTAAAATATAAGATATTTGTGGTCTTATATCTACTGTGTATCTTACTTTTGGGGGGTAGACATCGGCACGTATAATTCTATCGTAAATTATGTGATTACCTTTTTTCAATGTTATCGTAAAATGTTCCGATTCTTGTTGTAGTTCATTAGGACTTTCTTTATAATCCCTATCAAATAAAAATAATGTTTTAAGTTTTAAATCTCTAATTATGTCATCTACAATGTCACTTATGGTGTAATGTAAGTCTAAAGAATATGTCGCTAAATTATTAAAATTCCTTACTGAAAAGAACCTTTGGCATACTATATTATTTTCTAATTTTAATACAAATTCACATTTTTGTGTGTTATCTATTTTTTGTTTCATTTTATTCATCTTTTTTATTTTTATAAAAATCTTTTTCTATTCTTGTTAATCTTAAAAATGGTCTTACAAAATCTACCCATGCATCATCTTTCTTAGGTAAAATATTAAGAATTCCATCTGACATCATCAAGTCTAAAGCGTTTTTCCAATGTCTGCCTTCTGGGTCTATCGCTTTTTTTGATAGGTCTTTTATTCCTTTTATCGCTTCTTTGGTTAAAAATTGTTTTCCAACACCTATAATATTATAATTAATTTCTAGTGTTGACTCATTTTTTTGTTCTTTTTTAGTTATTCCTTCTATAATATTTTTTTCCTTATTCGTAATTTTATCTTTTAACTTTATTGTTTTTATTATATCATCTAAGGTTACTTTTTCTTCCAATAACTCTGGTTTTATTTTTACTAATGATTTTATCCCTACCATTTTTATACCATCTATATTATCGGAAGAGTCACCACAAATAGTTTTAACTACTCTAACATTATTTGATGGGATATATACCCCATTTAACGGTACTTTATCACCTGATTTAAATAACTTATTTAGTGAAATAATGTGTAAGGACACATTATTAGATATTAATTGTAATAAGTCTCTGTCAGATGTAAGAATTATAATTTCTTCCTCTTGGGATTTTTCACAATAATAGGCTATGCAATCATCTGCTTCACATAACTTAAAAGTTGACTGTCTCACATAAAGTTCTTCTAGATACTCTTGTATACGTAATTGTTGTTTAGCGTAAGATTGTAAGTCATCTTCAGATTTCTTTTTTAATCTTCTATTTAACTTATAATCAGGGTATAATTTTAGTCGTGGATGTGTGTTTTCTTCTCCATCCCAAAATACTACTATCTTGGTGATTAAATAGCCGTCTATATGTTTTCTAAGGGCATTAAGAAAATGGTAGAGCCCACCTATATGGTCTGTACCATTATACATATTTTTTATACCGTGAAAACCAGTATTTAATAAGGAATTTCCGTCAACTAATAATGTTCTTGTCAAGACACACGTTTAAAGGGTTAAACAATTTTTTTACTCTACTACTTCTAATAATTCAATTTCGAATTTTAAATCTTCTCCAGCTAGAGGATGATTCATATCTAAATTTACACTATTTTCTTCTATTTTAATAACTTGTCCTTGAACTGGTCTTCCTTCGTTATCTTTACCTTGTATGAACCCGTTAAGGTCATATTTCATATCTTTTGGGAATTCACTTTTTTGAACTGTTATTACTGCTTCGGTGATGTATGTACCGTAAGCTTCTGATGCTTTTAATTCTACTGTAGCTGTACCCCCCACATCTAAAGTCTTTACTGCATCATTAAATCCTTTAAGTAATTGGCCGCTATCAATAGCAAATTCTAAGCCCTCTCCTCTATCTCGAGAATTATCAAATTGTGAACCATCTTTAAGAAGGGTACCAATATAATGTACTTTTACTTTGTCTCCTGTTTTTAATTTAGTCATTTTCTTTATCTATTTTTAAATCGAACTCACCACCAGTTCCTAATTGGTCGGACCAAAAGGTGGCGTATTCTTGTTTATATTTTTCAATTGATTTCTTTTCTTCAGTGGATTCTCTTCCAGCTAAAAATCCGTGTGGGGTAATTAAAATTTTACCGTCCTCATAACCTAAACCATTCACATGATTTTTCATTATAGTTATTTTAGTTCTGGTAGCAAATTTTACTTTCCTTTTTTCTTTTACTGCAGAAATGTGTGTTGTGCCAGCATTTTTTTGGTTACCAAATCTAAATACTAACGTTGAGTTTAGCCAAAGTGATTCTCCTCCTTTAGCTTTAATTTTTGGTTGTCCAAATGGGTTATCTGGTAATTCTACCCATGGTTGGTTTATTACTACTAATGTATTGGTATAGTTGGAGTCTTCTCTTCTAGATTTTCCTATTCTTTGATTCAATCCCATACCTATTTTATCGGCTAAAGTTGCTGCGTTATGCATTTTACCTCCTTTACCATCATAAGTCATTTTACATGGTATAGACCCTACGGAATCCCACATAAATAATAAATCATATGGTATTTCACCTTTTTGTTGTGCATCTAATAAATGATTTATATAATCCGTTATTTGTTCTATATATTCAAAATCATTATTAAATAAAAAGAATCCATCCCAATCAATTTCACCTGTTGTTTTATCTACAACTTCTTTACAGTCTAAACCCAATAATTTAGCATATGAGAAATCCCATTTTTGTTCTGTGATAATTAAAACAGGAAGAATTCCTTTTTTCTGTGCATCTACTGCTGTTTTAATTAAAGCTGTAGTTTTCCCTGTATCAGAATGACCCAAAAACATTTGTAAATGGCCCATAGCAGGACCTGGTAAACCTGTTGCATCAAGAAAGGCCTCACCTAAATCAAAAAATCTTTCTTGTTTAAATTTAGCCTTTTTAGAAAATTTATCTTTCAAATCAGAAAATGTTCTTTTTTTCAATCCCATAATCCTATAATTAAAATGGTAAGTCTTCGTCTTGTGGGTCGTTTGCTTGTGGGTCAGTAGTACCACCTAATGTACTTGTTGTGGTAGTATTTTTAACCGCTGTCGGGTCATCATAAACATATTTTTTAAGTTCAGAATCCCATACTGGGTCTAATCCTTTGGATATTGCTTCCAAGTATTCAACTGGTTTTTGTGAATAAACATCTTTCCATGTTCTTTCATCTTCTGTCCATTCTTTTACTTTACCTTCGTCTTCAGATAATTTTCCTGGGTCTTCGTACATAACAGAAGCTACTGTTGTGTATTCACCTCTACCACCTGCTAATGGAACTTTTTGAAGAACAAGAATTAAGTCTCTTCCTTCATTAATATCAGTTACATCCCCTTTATTTCTCCATATTGGGATAATTTTATCAATTGGTCCATCTCCTCTCCAATTATGTTTAAATCTCCAAAATTTTACACCATCTTCTTCATTATCTCTATCAATAACTTTTACAATATAAAATTTTTGTGAACGATAAGAGCGTGCTAATTCTTTTGATTGTACATCACCCGCTAATCTTAAAGCTTCTTCTACTTCATTTAAAGGACTTCTTTCTCCTGATGGTTTTCCTTCATTATCTTTTCCTGGGTCATAAAGTTTTATCCACCTTCCTTGTACTTGTGTGTTATGGAAATATACTTCTTTAAATGGTGATGTACCGTCTGTTGTTGGTATAATTCTAATTCTTTTTTCTCCTTGTTTGGTTCCTTGTGGTAACATTAGTGAAAGATATTGTTTCATTCTTTCTTCTGATGTCATTTGTGATTTTGTTGAACCACCACTTTGTTTGTTTTTTTCGTATTGGGCTAAAACCGCATCTAAACTATTACTCATAAATTTTTTTTTTAAATATTATTAATTAATAAACATATTGGTAAATATACTAATATAATTGGGGGATGTCAAATAAAGGAGATGTCTAATTTTTATTTAAAAAGTGAAATTTTCTTCTTCTTCTTCGGGGTCTGCAAAACTTTTTCCGATATCACTATCACTGAAATCTTCCGCTTCGTCTTGAGTTAAAATATATTGTTTTTTTCCTGTTTTGTCAAAAATTTCTTCTTTGTCAGTAAAAAAGTCACTAAGTGTTTTATTATATGGGCCACTATCGTGTTTTCTTAATTCTATTTTTTCTTCTGGAGTTCTAGGTCTATATTCTTCAAGTTTATCTTCTAACTGTTCTATTTTATTAACCATATCGTCCATTGATGCTAGATGTGTTTCTAGGTCATCTAATTTGGTCATTAAGTCATCTAAACTTTGTGTGTTCTTCTGTAATATATCTTTTTGGTCAGATAATTCAGTATTTACTTCGTCTTGTTTGGTTACTAGGTCAGTAACATCAAGTTCTTTGGTATCTTCATCTCCTATATCTTCTACAGCTGCTTCATCTCCAACATCCACTTCTTCATCTCCTATATCCATCTCTATTTCTTCATCACCCATATCCATCTCTATTTCATCACCGATAGGTGATTCTTCTCCCTCTGCTTCTGGGTCAGTAGGGATTTCTACATCGTCAATGTCCATCTCTTCACCTTCTTGTTCAGCCATCTCCATAGCTTTTGCGCGTTTTAAAAGTCTTTCTACATGACTTCCCATACCTAAATTGGCAATTCCACCCATAGCAGCAATCTGTTGTTCGTTCAGATTTTCACTATTGTGTTTTATCTGATTAAATCTCTTAAGTTCGTCTAAGAGTTCTTTTTCGATATTATTAGCCATTTAATAATTGTTTTACTTGTCCTGATGGGGATTCTACTTGTACTTTTCTATTTATTCTAATACTATTTTCTACTCTTTCTATTAAACCGTCTCTACTTTTAATTGTGTAACAAATCCCTGTATCTAAATCACAAACTTGTTGCCCTTCGTCTGTTTGTCCATTATCTACAACATTATCAGTTTTTTTGCCTAAAAAATTCTCTAGTTTTTGTTTAAGTTCTTCTGTAATCATAATTTAATAATCTTTATACCTATAAATATATGTAAAATCATTAATAGTCAAGATTATTATCTATGTCCTGGTCCTAGGTAAAAATTGTGCTGGATTTAAATAATGTTCTACTATTTTACCCTCTTTCATTACCCCTCTCAGTATTTCTAAATGTAAATGTATCTCTTTAGATAAGCCGCTATTACCCATTTTACCTAAAATTTTATTGCCTGTCCCAGGCCCTACCTCTCCTCTTAATACCTCATCTCCCTTATTTACAGATAAATCTTCTCTTAAAAACGTATAACGGGTAAGATAATAAGAAGTATCCCCTTCATTAGGATTAGTATGAAGTAGTGTCTTAATTTCTATATAATTACCATATTTTCCACAATCATTTTCTTTTTGTAATGGTTTACACCCATCCACAACTTTAGTAACAGTACCATAAATTGTAGGATAAATTAATATACCACCATTTGGGTCATTGGCTTGCTCTATATTATCTGATGCTACTACTATATCTATACCGAGATGTCCTTTTTCTGGGTCTTCATTTGGTGTAACTACGAATGTGCCTCCACTAAAAGTAACATCTTCCCAACTAACATTATCATCTAAAACATATTGTGTTTGCCAAGTAGTTCCAGTTTCTATATAACCATTTTGTATTGAGGCTAATTTTTTCTGTGATTCTGTTGAGCTTAAACCGTCAAAATATAAATCTATAGGCAATTCACCTAATCTTTTCTCTGCTGTTTCATATAATTTTTTATTTACTCTCTGTACTAAATCAGTAATAGGTGGTAAAGATGGCCTAGGAACTCTGATACCTTCAAATGTAGTCTCGATATTATTAGGTCTTATTTCATGGTCTACATTAATAATTAAGTAAGGTCCATTAAACATTGGAAGATATCTTAATTGGAAATACTGGGTAGGCTGGATTGTTACATTTCCCACACATGTTACTTTTGCTGTATAAGACCTGCTCGCATAAATATTATAAAGAGATACAGATGCCATAGAAGTTGCTCCTCCACCTCCTGAATCTGCCATACTTTGTAATATTTTAAAACTTTCAGATGTATTTTGATATTGTGATTGGTCTAGTGTTATTGATTCAAAAATATTTTGATTTGGTAGCCCGAAATCCACACTAAACCCAATTACTTTATTTGATAGATGTTTATTTCCACAATCTTCTGTGACTAATGGAGAATTTGGAGAATTAAAATCAAAAGCATCATTATCATACCCATTATTAGGAGTTTTAATTGATAATTGAGTTGATGGTTTTCCAACATATTGACATAAAAATGCTGGACTAGAATCTATATAGTCTACTGTCTTAAATGTTCCAAATAGTGCATTTCCCATTTGGGTGGTGTCTACTCCTTTCTTTTCCATATTAAAGAAATTAATATATGAAGGTAAAGGAATAAAATTAAAATAATTATTTCCTAATATTGTACTTAAATAACTGGCTACACTTTGTGTTAAGGTTTTAGAATTTGTCTCTGAGAAAGGTGAATCTAATAGTAGAATATCCCAAATATTAATAATTGCTTCATCTCCAATATCCTGATTTCCTCTATCTAAGAATACAAATTTCTCAAATAATGTGTTGTTCATTACATTAGTTCCAGCTATCCATCTGTCATTTAATACTTTAAACTGAGTATATAATTCTAGTTTAAGGTCATCCCCTGTAACTTCAGGTCTTTCATCAACAGGATTAACTTTCACAGTTGTATCATCATCTTCTATATGCTTTTTTATTAATTTCTGAGTTTCCTCTAATAAATTACCTATATAGAGTTCTTGTGTGTTCTGTAATCCATCAATATCAGCCATCAAAATGTTTAAAAACTCCGCTGCTGTAATAGGTGTATTTAAGGTACAATAAGAGGCATATAATCTAATAAACGGTGCAAAAAGTGTTATATTTGTTACATCAAACTGTATTCCGTCTGGTAATCCATTAGGTGTGAGTGTTGTAAAAAAGTTATATATAGGATTAGTTATATCCTGTGGTACAAGATTTTGAAATTGTGGGTCTCCTTCTCCTGCGTAGTATTCCCCAATATTGATTCTGACCGCTTGGTACTCCACTGGGTTTCCAACAAAAACGTTTCCTGCTGTTGGAATCTGTACTCCTGAGGTATACGAACCATAAAGGTCGGTAAGATTTGCTACACTGACGCCTTCACCATGATTTATACTATGAATAAAATTTAATCTTTCTAGCAGTGGAGCCCCTCCAATTACTAAGTCTATATTGGTGGTCGTTCTGTGTATATATTCTACTTTTTTATTTAAGAAGTGGAACATGGAAGTATTAAATTTTATTAACTGTGCTTCAGCTAAAATCTTACTACTTATTGGGGCAGAAGTTATGTTAGTAGCTACCATGTCTATCCAATCTTGTTCCACCACACATAATTCCTTAACTAATTCCTTTAAAGAACCACCAAGATTACTATCTCCTAATGGTGTACTAAAAGTTAAAAATTGTTGTTCAAAAGCATCTAATTGTTCCGTATTAAATACTGCACGTAATACTTGTATTGTAGAATAATCACTATCTGCTTTAAATTGCCAAGCTTCTTGTTTATCTTGGGTTGGGTCAATTTTCTTGAAATACTCCCAAGCGGTAGACTGGTAGGAGGCATTATGTTCAAAATAACCATAATTAGAAGCTCCCCATAAAATTCTAGCCGCTCCATTATGTAAAGCAGGATTCATGAATGTGGGATTATCATAAGTACTTGCATCTGTCTGATTTAAACCACCTGAAGAAGGATAAAGAACGTAATAGTGCCCTATTGACGGTTGATTGACATTAGTAACTCCTACCGCAGTATTAGTTATATTTGCAGAATCTAGAAAAACATTATAAAATTTTACTTCTGTATTATCATCAGTGGAAGTATAACCGATAGAAGAATTTTGTGTTATTGTTAAAGGTGCCATTCCTGGACCACCAATTAAATCATTTAAAGTAAATCCTGCCCCACCATTAGTGTAACTATCATTCCCTGTAACAATATAGTGGAGTGTATCTATTAAAGCTGGATAAACCCCCACCTGCATAACTCGTGGAGTGGCTAGCTCAGCATTATACGCATATGAAGTTCCATTTTCTACAAGATTATATGTGATGTTTATATTATTTGTTACATCATCATACACATCTTTTGGNGAAGACCATGATAGTGTGCTTACTTTTCCTAAATTTCCCCATATAGCATCAAGAGGGTCAACTGTTGTTTGTACTTCATTTTTATATCTCCACCATACAGACCCTATTCTTAATAAAAGAGATGTAGGTACCTTATGTACTGCAGGCATTTGGTTAAATATTTGAGATAGGTAGTTACCAAATTCAACGTCTTCTGAAACTTCTGTTTCGTTGGAAATTTTTCCTAAAGCTTTTTCTCTGAATGTTGGTAGTGGTAAAGAATTTAAAAGTAAATATGCTGCGTGAGTATATGGATTGGAATTCAAACTATTTTTCTCAGCATCTACCCCCATAATTAATGAATTTATAAAATAAGGGGTATTCAACATAGAAGTTAATCTGAGTGGTGTAGCTTGGGTATTAGTCCCGCCACCAGGAATAACTGTAACTTGGGAATTAAATATGATATCTCCTTCTGTAAGAAATTTATTTTCGGAATAGGATGCATAAGCCTCATCAACGGTGCCTACAGTATTTAAAGCATTAGAGTTATTTTTTCTTTCTATTAGTAATTCTTGGTCTTCATCTATAAATAATGAAGAAGAGTATTTTCCATCTGTTAGATAAGTTGTTGTCCACACATCTGCTAAAACATTTTTATCGTTTATATCATACATTAAATTCTTAGATATATCATAAAAATCATTTTGTGTTAGGGTTTCACCATTAGCAAAATTCAGACTTACCCATGGGCCAAAAATAGTAGGGGCTAAATCATATAGACTATTTGTTTTTCCTATTTGTAGTGCTCTAGTATTTTCTTCGAATTGTTGTGCTCTAACAGTAAAAGGATTTGGTTTAAAGTTTATGTCATAAGTTGGTCTATTATTAAATGGCGTAATGGTTCCATATTGTTGATAAGTAAAGAATCTTCCGTAATCGGCTTCAGAGAGTATCCCCAACATTTCTGCCATACCTCCTAAATCTAAAAAAACTTGTTTTCTAGCTGCGAATGGTTTTAATCTCTGATACAAATTTAATGCGTCATATTTTGCTAATTCAGTTATCGCTTGTCCAAGTGCCGTATTAGTTATTCCTTGATATCTGGTCATTAGTCCCCCTCTTAATACAGCAATTTGTGCTCTATCTAATATTTCATACCACACATCTAAATCTTCCATACTATCATAAGGAGTTAAGGTAGGCGTCCAATCATAAACAGTTATGGGTGTAAAATCTTTATTAATACCTTCATTATTTATTGGTGGGGTAAAAGAAGCATATTTATAATTTGTAGTTTTAGTATATTCTTCTACAAATTTAACTTCAGGCCAGATTGTACTATCATTAGCTAAGGTAGTTGCTATTACGTTTGAAGCTCCAGGATAAGTTAAAACTGAAGATGTGACACTGCATCCACCTTCACCTTTTGGTTGTTCTTCAACATTATAATATTGTGGCCAGGGATATACTATTTGATTGGCTTTAGCTGTGGTCGGAGCAGTATCATTTGAGTCGATTGCTACGGCTANTCGTTGGGGGTTTTGTCTTTGTGCAAAAGCATCAGTATGTACATCATCTAACAATCTAAGAAATGTATCTGCACCAGCTAGAATTATAGCAAAAACATTTCTAATTGTAGGTTTAAAACCTATTTCAGCCATTAGTCTAGTATTTAATATTACACTTAAATCTTCTGCTAAAGTTTTAGCTTTATCATTAAATATATTTTTTGTTGTCAACCATTCAGTCATAAAGCTCTCTGGTTTCCCTTCAAATGCAAACCAAGGTGCTAAGGATTGTTTTAACGAGGCAGTTATACCATCAATTTTTTGCATTCCTTCTACTTTTGAACTCTCATAGATGTCATAAGTATTATCATTGAATTTAGTTTGTACTCTGTATTTACCGTCCATTTCTTTACTTCGTGAATTAAATGTAGGATTTTCACTAAGTAATTTTTTATATTTATTAACGATAACAGCTAAAGCATTTTTAGCGGAATCTACAATTCGTTTCTTATTTGCTAATTTTTTTGTTGGGTCCGTTTCCATTGTTGCTGCTGACATTCCTTTTAATGGGTATGCGGCGGTTGTTATAGTTCTTCCCGTATTAACACCACTTCCACTCCCAGGAATACCTGGAGATGGGATTGGGGGTTCTATTACTGTTAAATTTCTTCTCATTACAGTTCTTGTGTCCAAGTACTTGCCAGCCCAACCTTTATTACCAGTAACAGCTTCTCTAAACTTCTTAAGTGTTTCTGCNTATTCTAATTTATGAGTGGTAGCTTCCATCGGTGCTTTACCGAATACATTGGACATATCATTATCTATTGCCTGTATTTTTTCTATTAATTCAACTACGGTATATTTTTTATCGAAAATATCATCACCAATTAACTTTTTAGAATAATATTCACCATAAACTTCTTCTAAATACTGTCTTCCTTTGGTCATTGTTATATCACCACTATCAGCATCTGTGCGGGTAGGATACATATATGGAGCGGTAACTATCTCATGCATATTTATATCTCTTAACATTGCAATATGATTGCCTTTAAAATCACAAGTAACTAAATAATCACCACTACTTGGGTCAAATCTAGCTACAAATTTTTCCATGGTCAGTTGGTACTGTACTGCTTTACCGTAAAAACCTTTTATGGTTAAGAAAAAAGTAGGGTATGGGAGGTGAAAAAAAGCAGTATAAGGAGTATTAACTCTCGCTTGTTCAAATAATGTTTTTCCCCTAACATCAGTAAAATTTATAGTAACTTGTGGTATATAAGATGAGTTTATTTTAATACTTATGGAAGTTATTCCAAATCCTTGAAAATCATTTTGATTTTTGATTTCCTTTGATATGGTTACCCCTTCTTTAGTTGTTGTTTTAATCTGTTTGTTTACATCGGGATTTGTAAACGCTTCTGTCCAATCTGAGTCAAAAGAAGTTTTACCTTTTGGTTTTAAAAAATTTAATTCACCATCTGCAATCTCTATTCTTATTTCATCTCCTGCTGCTGCACCTATTAATAATTTACTACGTGGAATAATCATAGCAGTAAGATTAGCATACATTACTAAGTCTTCGTGATTAACTAACCTATCTGTTATTTTCCCATCTGGTGCAACTAACCTATTGGGGTCTATTGAANCAACGTTTCCCCCTATTTGTTGGGTTAATATGTTTCCTGAATTTAAATTATCTGCCATAATAGAGGAAGTGTTGGTCTAGTTTTGATTTATAGTCCTCTAGTGATTGCATTAATGGAAATGGTACTGTAATTATTGTTCCGTCTGGTATATTCCACTCTTGTCCACCATATACCGGGTTGGCCTGCATTATTAGCCATCCATAATAAGGTGAACTATAAAATTGTTCCGATAATTTATCAAATCTAGTTTGCCCTAATTTATAANCTATCTTTCTATCACTAGATTTAGGTGTTAATCTTATGCTTGGAACCATAATAAAATCTCCACTTACAACAAATTCATTATATCTATTATAGTAACTCATCTCTCTTAACTAACATATAATTGTGATAATATTTTGAAATTAAACAGTGAATCAGAAATTCCAATATTTTTATCACGTAAATTAATTCTAACCAAATTTTCTGCTGTAGTACCAGTATTAATACTGTATCCTACATCAAAGTCAGAATAATATCTATTTAGGACACCTTCTAATGTTTCATACCCACCCTCTAAATTATTTGTAAGTCTTTGTGTCATTAAACTAGTATCATAATTTATCCATGGTATAATTATATTATTTAATTTTTGTTTAAATCTCAATTTAGTGCTAGTACTTAAACCTGTTATTCCGTGTGGGTCATTATTTAAAAGATTATCATATAAAGTACTTTTTCTATATTTTAATAATTCTTTTAATTGTGTCCTATAACTAAATGTAAATAGGGTTACTTCATTTGTGTACATAAGTGGACTAAAGAAAAGATATTCTTCACTTCCTGGATAATTTTTTGTAAAAGCAGTATTTACATTATTTGTAATATAAGTGTTAAAATAAGTAGTGCTAGAAATATAACTATTAACTAATGTTGTAGATGTTATCCCTGTTAATTGAAATGCCACTACTCTTCCTCCATTAGGATTAATATATTGACCATCATAACTATCTGAGGTTACAAAATTTAGTTTGTCTATTGTTGTGGCAACTTTATTTTGTGAATCTCTAAAACTATTAACAACTTTAAGTGTCTGAGCCATTGTTTCAGATAGTTGTTGTTCTAAAGTATCATATAATAAGTTCTTTACATATAATTTTTCATACTCCGATGGTGAACATGTATTAAATTGGGTTTGTATTGATGTGGTTTCTGCACTTATATTTTCTTTAAGAGTAGTATAATAGGTACTTACTCGACTGATAACTTTTTTAGGTATCCCTACTAAATTACCAGGACTACTTCCAAATGCACCACTATAGAAATTTCTAGAAGACATTACTTCTTCTACTGCTCCCATACTGTGGTATAAGAATAAATCACTTAGTCTGTTTTTAACATCTAAAGAATATGCCTTACTTTCATCTACAAAAGTATTTAATAAGTTTTTATAATTTAATATTTGTGCCATATTTTATATTTTTATGGGCCTGTACCCCAAAATTCTTTCCAGCCTTTTCCTTTTTGGTCTCCATCTGAACTACCACCTTTATTATCAGTACCATCTCCACTTCCATTTGCAGCATTAGCTTGTTCTGCTTCTAATTCTGCTATTATCTCTTGTTCGTCGGTAAGACTTTTTTCTTCACCCGTTGTAGTTTTTATACTTCTATTGTTATACATTTCGGTATTAGCAAAGAAATTATTAGATAATGCATTTTGTAACTCAGAAACTGGTGCTTCTAATCCTTGTCCTCCTATATATTTAAAGTTCATAGAAACTGTGGCTATCATAGGTTGTACTCCAATCCCTTCTGGATTTAAATCATATACTAATGGGTCATAACTAAAACTTACCGAATCAATTGCAATTTTAGTATGGTAAAAATCTCCTATTCTTAACACACAAATTGGAGGGGCTCCAAATGCTGTGTTATCAACATCTCTTTCTGTNTCTATACTACCGTCTTTATTTACTGTTGGTATGGTATTTCCTGGTCTGGTACATTGTAATAAAAAGCTTAATCTATTATTTAGACCTTCAGGGGTCATAGAATGGAATGCTGGGTGGAAATGTTGTAATTGTCTTTTTAATGAATTAAATATAAATTCATCGTCCTCTTTCAAGGCATTAAAATAATTTTCTTCTCCTAATAATTTAGCTAATATTTTTGCTGTATCTAATTTTTTCTCTGTCTTACTTTGATTATTTGCGGCAGTTTGTTCTTCATCGTTAGGATTTTCTCCTACATTTTCCTTCTTGCCCCAGAAGGAATTCCACTTGTCGCCCCAAGAAGTATTCTCAGTGGTGTTATTAGCGTTATTATTATTATTGTTCTCCGTGTTAAACACACCTTCATTGTCACCAGTACCACCATCGGAAGTATTAAATTCTCCTTCTTCTCCATTTGGGTTTACCGCTGAATTTACCACATTAGTATTATCCTTTAAAGTTCCCTCAGCGTCTGCCTCATATTCTGCAGTTACATCATTCTGTAAACTAATAATATCATCAACAGATAAATTAGGGTACATAGAAGCTAAATCATAAATATCATATTCCTTACAACCAGCAAAAAATGCCTCTAATGCTTGGTCAGCTATATAATCTGGTATTCCTTTTAATGTATTTTCTACTATAGTATTTAAGATTGATGGATGGTCAACTACCATTTTAAACCCTAATGTACCAATTCTTTCAGTATAATTATATGTATATATAGGTTCTGGTCTACCTAAAAAATTAACTGAATTCCATTGTGCAGAATTTGTATCTCCGACTTGAATGTCATAGGGTGGAAACCACATAACTCTACCGCCATTAGGCCCTCTCTCAGTTTTAGGTAATTTTAAAAGTTCTGATGTCCCTCTCCATGCAAGATTTTCAATAGAAAACATATATTTTTTTACATTCTTTTCTGTTTTATTTGCATCAACATTAACACCAAAAATAGGTGCTATATTTAAATTAAAAGTATTAGTTAATACAGAAGAATCGTTTTTTAAATGATTACCTTTATAACTCTGAAGATTATCCATTTTCCAATATGGGTTATCTTTAGTCCAAGTTCTACAAAATTCTCTTGCAGCTAATCCTGCACCGATACCAAATACACCATTAGTTTCATCAACAAATCTTACACCTGACCCTTTAGATATTTCTTTATAACCATCATCAAATCGTTTAGAAGTTTGGTCTATAGCGTGTCCAGCATGTTTTCTTCTTGCACCCCCCATTAATGGTGCTGAATCAATAAGTTTTTGAGTTTCGTCTAAGAGTCCTCCTTTTCTTTTTGGTTTTTGGAATGACCTCGTTGCTAATAAATCGAACGGGGCATTTGTGGAAGCAAATGATTGATTTCCCATCCATGTCCATCCTCCCGCTAAACTACCACCGTCAGTATATGCATAACCCTGTACACCAAATATATAATAAGGCCATAAAGCTTGACCATCTACTGTTTCTAATTGTTTAGCTAATGTAGAAGGGCCATAAACTAAAGCATTTATAGGTCTTCCAAACTCATCATGTGGGATAGCTCCCATAGGGGATTGTATATGTGTGGGGTCTGAAGATTTTGACCCTACATAATAATATGGGGTTACATTTTCTACGCCGGAACGTAGTTGTACTCTAGAATAATCCGGTCTATATATATTATAACTTAAAGATGTAAAAAGTGTTCTTTGTTGTGCATAACCCATATAATTTATAAAATTATCACTAGGTTTTGGTGTGGATGTAGGATTTGTAGGGATATTATTTCCTCCACCCAGAATATTTACTAAAGCGTTAGCAGTAGCTTGTATATTACCAAAAGTACCTGTCATACTAATACCGTTCTTACTCAAATAATTAATATCAGGTACAAAGATACCTTCAAAATAATATCCAGGTATATTAGAATAACCATAATATAAATTTGTAATTCTGGATAAATAATCCGTGCCGTCTAATTCTTTTTCGTTTGGAGTTGAGCTTACATTAAACATGTAAGACCCATCTTCAGTTAAATCTTTTTCAGACCAACCTTGATTATACCCTAATTGTTCTCTTAATTCACCACTAGACCTTAGTTGTAACTCACTATCATTTAAAATTTTACTATTAAGTGTGTTAACTATACCGTTGGTTATATTCACTGTTTCTAGGATTTCCGCAGGTGTATATTCAGAAGACACAAATGACTTAGGTTGTAGGGTATTAGGGGTTACATAGTCTACACCTCTTCTAGGTAGGACTTTTCTTACATTTATAGTTTGTATATCACTATACCCGCCTTCAGGTCCATAACTATTATTTAAAAATAAACTTTGTAGTTCTGGCGGTGCTAGTTCTTCTACTGTCTTTTGGTCTATTACAGAGTATTCGTAAAATTGGTTTAGTTTTTCACCTCCTGGTGTTTGGACTCCCCAGGGTGGGGAGATTGAGTTACCGTCTGCAAGATAGGAGCTTTGTAAGTTTCTACTCAGTAGAAAATTTCTGAGTGCCACTGTAGAGCTAACATTAGGTTTATAAGGACCTAGCATCCCACCAAATTGAACTCCACCTGTATTTGTTCCTATTGACATCTTATTATTCTTTTATAATAAATAGATTGTAAGGTAATTTTTGTAGTGTCTTATATTAAAATAAGTATCTTAACCGTATGTATTTTGATTTTTTATAACATCCCCTATGTGCTTTGCTAA